GAAGGATCCGGTTCAATGGTTTATGATTATTCTGGAAGCAATAATGATGGCACATTAATTGGCTCAACGCCACCGTCATGGGTGCAGGGACGCAATTCTTCTTCAGCTCTTGCATTTGATACAAATTTAAAAAATGCCGGCAGAAGAATGATCGTGGATGTTAAATCGGCTCAAAATGTGAGTTGTATTCACATTAATACGGCTCAACCTTTTGTCGTAGGACAAGGATTTTTACCAATATGGCATTAACTACCATCCAAGAAAAACTTCTTGGGGCTTTTGCAACACAAAACAAACACTGGCCAAAAGATCAGCTTGATCTTGCCCTATGGCGAGTTCGCTGGGAGCTCACCGCTCTTGATCATCAACGAGAACCAGAGGACGGTCAGTACGACACTATGCTTATGCTGGCTGGTCGTGGTGCAGGTAAGACCTACACCGCTTCTAACTGGATTGGACAGCGTGCAGCCCTTTTTAATGGTACTCGCTGGCTAGTTACAGCCCCCACATCCTCGGACATTCGAGCAACGTGTTTTGAAGGTGACTCGGGGTTGCTGAACATTATTCCGCCTTCTTTGATTGACACCTACAATAAGTCATTGTTTGAGATCCACCTTAAAAACGGCTCAATCATCCAAGGCATTCCTGGCACTGAACCAGAGCGTTATCGTGGTAAGCAGTATCATGGTGCGTGGTTTGACGAGCTTGCCGCATTTGATTACCTTGATGAGGCATGGGATCAGGCGCAGTTTACCTTGCGTCTTCGTGATTCTCGTTTTCCACGAGTTCAGCAGATTGTTACCACTACACCTAAGCCTCGTGAACTAATTGTCGATTTGAACGAAGGTAAAGTTGGCGGCGATGTGTATGTGGTCAACGCCTCGTCTTATGATAATCGAGCAAACCTATCTAAATCGTTCTTTAAAGCACTCGAGACGTATGAAGGTACCGACCTTGGTAAACAAGAGATCTATGGTGCAATCCTTGACCCAGAAGACGCTGGTATTATCAAACGCAAATGGTTCAAACTCTGGCCAGCGAATAAACCATCACCCAAGCTGGAGTATGTGATTGCCTCGTATGACCCAGCAACCTCTGAAAAAACTGTCAACGATCCTACTGCTTGTACGGTGTGGGGCATCTTTGAAAAAGAAGACTCTGGCACCAGCATTATCCTCCTTGACGCTTGGGATGAGCACATGTCATACCCCGAGTTACGCCGTAAGGTGATCAATGACTACAAGGAAGTGGTGTATGGTAGCGACAACGACTTTGCTAAGGGTCGTAAAGCAGACCTCATACTGATGGAAGACAAGTCCGCTGGTATCTCCCTCATCCAAGAGCTCCAAGGCGCCTATGTGCCCGTACAAGGCTATAATCCGGGTAAAGCCGACAAAGTACAACGAGTGAACATTGTGGCTCCCTTGGTTGCCAAGGGTAAGGTGTACATCCCAGAAGACGTGGAAATTAAAAATGAAGTGGCACTATGGGCAAAACGGTTTATAAGGCAAGTGTGTTCATTCCCAGAAGCGGGAGGGCACGATGACTATGTGGATTCACTGTCACAAGCACTACGGGTGCTCAGAGACTCTGGATGGATCCACCTTGACCCGTTACCAACAAGGGATCACTCGTACAGTGACGATGAGGCTTCCAAGAAACGATACAACCCCTACGCACAATAGGGCGGAAACCTCCTTGTATTTGCATAAGTAGTAATAGACATGAGCTCTCCGTTAATCAAATCTCCTATTGAAATGCTGTACGAGCAAGCTGGCATACCTCATATGTCTGGCGGAGGACAACCGCCACCAAACACAAAACCAACAAGGGCACAAGTTGCCGCTTGGGCAAAACAACATTTTGGGAATTTGCCAAACCCACCAACAGCAAAAAATTGGGCTGGTACAACACAGCAATACGTTCAAGATCAGTTAAAACAGTACGGCACGCCAGAGCAACAAAATTATGTTAAATGGCAAGATGATAGGCATACACGCCAACTTGCACTGCAAGATGAAAGCGATAAAGTAGTTCCTGTTTATCGTGCGGATCCAGCAAATCGGTTTAAAGGCAATAACGGGTTGGAAACACAACCAACCTACTTGGATCCAGAAATGATTCAAAAACAAATTGCGGCAATTAGAGCCGGTGAAAAATATGGTGTGCCACAACTAAGCCCACAGCAGTTAAAAACTTTTTATCCCCTTGAAGGTCGTAGCGACATGGGATTTAATGGCGTTGATTTTAATGATGCTAAAGCTTTAGCACTTGCAGAAAAGTTAAAAGCCGAAGGTCACCATCCAGATCAAGCATATTATGCTGCAGCTTTGTATAATAAAAACAATATGGCAAATCGTTTACATGCTCCGTTACCACAAGCATGGAATGGTTTTGGAACAAGCGAATATGGTAAGACAGGATTAGATTATAATAAAGCGTATGAAGCTTTTGGTAAAGTAGTAGATCATCCGCAAAATAAAGAATTTAATACTTTAATCGATAATGCGTATAACAATCCACAAATGCCACAACCGCCAAATACAACAGCGCCAACAGAAATGCCCCCTGTTGATACTATGGGAAATTCTTCTGGTATGGCTGCTGGCGGATCAACTAACAAACCTTTTTATGATATGAGCAGATTGCTCATTCAAAAACACCTTTCTGGAAAATAATTAATGGCCGCACCAAAGCTACCCATCCAAGCAGGTTCTAATCTTGAATCACTACAACGTGACGAAAAGATTGATCAAAGTGAATTAAGCGAGCAAGAAATTGAGGCTTATGAAGATGCGCTTGGACTTGAAGGCGACGACAAAGATTTAGACGAGGAAGTAATTGAATTGGATGACGGCTCTGTCATCGTTAATTACACCCCCACAGAAGGTCCAATGAAAAACCCCGAGTTTTATGCGAACTTGGCGGAAGAGTTTGATGAGGACACACTTCAGTCGTTAGCGACAGAGTATATCGAGTTAATCGAAGTGGATCGTCAAGCTCGTGAAGAAAGAGACAAACAGTATGAAGAAGGACTTCGTAGAACAGGTCTTGGAAAAGACGCTCCTGGTGGAGCAACATTTGATGGCGCTTCTAAAGTGGTGCATCCTGTCATGGCAGAAAGTTGCGTTGACTTTGCTGCGTCAGCCACTAGAGAACTTCTCCCGTCTGACGGCATTGTTAGATCGTACATCAAGGGCGAAGTAAACAAACAGCGTGAGGATTGTGCAGAGCGTAAAGCCAACTTCCTTAACTGGCAGTTAACAGAACAAGTACCAGAGTATCGTGATGAAATGGAAGTACTCTTCACACAGTTGCCGCTAGGCGGATCTCAGTACCTTAAATGGCGTTATGATAGCGAACAACGCCGTCCAATGACCGAGTGGATTCCAATTGATAACATCTTACTACCATACTCCACTACCAATTTTTACACTTCAGCTCGTGTAACTGAAGTTCAAGATATTACGCAAGATGTGTTTGAGCAACGGATAGATCAAGGTATCTACCGTGACATCGATGTTACTTACATTGATGATCTGGGTCCAGAAGAAATGACTCGCTCACAAAAAGCGAACAACAAGATTGAGGGTAAAGACAAACCCGAAAAGAACGTGGATGGTGTGCGCCGCGTCTTTGAAATCACATGCTTCTTGCGTTTAGAAGACGATGACGAAACAGAAGGTCGACGTGCTCCATATATTTTAACAATCGACGAATCCAGCGGTGAAGTGCTGGCTTTATATCGAAATTGGAGTTATGGTGATGAAAAGCTTACGAAGCTGGACTGGTACGTCGAGTTTAAATTTATTCCTTGGCGTGGTGCTTATGCCATTGGCCTTCCCCATCTTATTGGTGGCTTATCTGCTGCTCTTACTGGTAGCTTACGTGCTCTGTTGGATTCTGCTCACATCAGCAACAGCCAGACGATGCTTAAGCTCAAAGGCGGACGCATTGGTGGCCAAAGTGACCGAATTGAACCCACTCAAGTAATGGAAATTGAGGGCTCGCCTGGTGTTGACGATATTCGTAAAATCGCCATGCCGATGCCTTTCAATGCACCATCAAATGTTCTCTTTAATCTCCTTGGTTTCTTAACAGATGCCGCTAAGGGAGTAGTTACCACATCAGAAGAGAAGATTGGCGACATGAACGCCAACGCTCCAGTGGGAACAACTCAAGCTTTAATCGAGCAAGGCGCTAAAGTATTCTCTAGTATTCATGCTCGTATGCATCGTTCACAAGCTAAGTCGCTTGCTATTTTGTCTCGTATCAATCACTGGTACTTGGAAGAGATGGACAACGAGTCTGGCGAAGAAATTGAGATTCGTGACTTTGCAAATAACAACGACATTCGCCCAGTATCAGATCCAAACATTTTCTCTGAAACTCAGCGTTTGGCACAAGCTCAAGCAATTTTACAACTAGCTCAGTCAGCACCACAGCTTTATGATTTACGCCAAGCCCATTTGCGTATTCTAAAGCAGATGAAAATCCCAAACATTGATGACATTTTACCTAACCCAGATGGCGTCAAAGAAGCTAACCCAGCGTTAGAAAACGTTTCAATGGCAATGAACCGTCCAGCGGCGGCTTATCCTGACCAAGATCATTTAGCACATATTAAGGTGCATTTGACTTTTGCAATGGATCCTAACTACGGCGGTAGCCCTATCATTGGCCCAGGTTTTGCACCACACCTTTTAGAGCACTTAAAGCAACACATTACACTGCATTATCTGCAGTCTATGCGTAGTTATGTTGGCCAAGCTGCTGGTGGTAAAGACATCCTCAAGCTTAACGAAGAGCGTCCACTGGATAAAGAAAGCGAACAAGCTTTGGCAATCGCATGCCAGATGGTTGCGCAAGATGGTCAAGTTGAATTCCAACCAATTGCTCCAGCTATTGGTCAGATTGTACAAAAAGTTCAACAAGCACAACAAGCTCAGATGATGCAAGCAGCTAATTCAGATCCAACTGCTCAAGTCATTATGAAAACTCAGATGGCTGAAACACAGCGCAAATCTCAAGAGTCACAAGCACAGATGCAAATTGATGTGCAACGCCAGCAACAAGAGTTTCAGCTTAAAGTGGCTGAGTTGCAACAAAAGGTTCAAGAACTGCAAGCAAAGTATGCTACACAAACTCAAGTCGATAGTCAGCAAAATGCAACAACTATTGCTTTGGCAAACATTAATAATGCCGCTAAAGAACGAGTTGCCCAGATTACTAAGGGTGCTGAAATGGATCAACAACAAGCTATGTTGGAACACGAACAAAACCTTTCTGCTTTTGAGGCAACTAAAGCGGCTGAAATGGATATTCGCCAACACGGCATTGCAGTAGAACAGCAACAGTTTCAATCACAAGCAGATCAAGTAAAACAACAGATTGATGCCCAAAAGCAATCCACTTTGCAAGCACAACAGCATCAGCAACAAATGATGCAAAATGATCAACAACATCAGCAAACATTAGACCAACAACAGCAACAAGCAAATTTACAACCCCCCACACCCCCACAAGGAGAAGCATAATGGCCGATCAAAAAGGCTTTCGTCAAATTTACCAAGAAACTGGTAAACAATCATCTGGCGGTGGCCCAGATGCTAAAGTAGACAAAGGACCATCTGGTTCTGGTCGTGATAACAATTGGAAGATTGGCGCAGCCCAAGCTAAGATGACCAAACCAAGTAAAGTTGGCCCAGGTAAGAATCTAAAAGATATTGGTGGCGGTAATTTCTATTAATTAGGGCGGAAACATCTCTCATATTGCATAAGTAGTTATATGGGAGACCTAATTTTAAATCTTATTAAGCGTCTGAAAGATGCTGATCAAACAGTAGCCGATGCATTATCTTCTGGCTCAAATATCCACAACTTTGATAGCTATCAAAGAATATTGGGTACTCGTGAAGGCTTACAACAAGCTTTAGCGATTATAGAAGACCTCATGACTGAGGATGATGAAAACGACTAAGCCGTAGGGCTTTTAGGAGGTTGCCGTATGGCGATTGATGTTAGAAGTAACGAAGAACCAGATCTTCGTAGCGAGGAAGAATGTTTTCCTGTTATAGATCATGGGGTTGATGTAGCTGGGGATCGAGTTTTAGTCCAGTTGCGCCGACAAAAAGTAAAAAGTAAAGGCGGCATCATTTTTGTTGACGAAACTCAACAAACACTGAAGTTCAATGAGACAGTAGCTAAAGTAGTACAAGTAGGTCCTTTAGCATACAAATCACCAGATACACTAGAACCTTGGATTGAAGGTGCTTGGTGCAAAGAAGGTGACTTGGTAAGGACAATTAAGTACGGTGGCGATCGTTTTGTTGTAGACCCAGGTGATGATTGTGGTCCTGTGGTGTTTATTACACTGCAAGCTCGTGAAATCATTTCTCGCATTAAGTCGTTTGAATATGCGCAGAAAATGAAGGCCTTTGTAGACTAATTTGGATAAATTATGGCAGATAATGAAAAAGATATCCCAGTAAAAGAACTGGAAGATGGTAGTGCTCAGGTTGCTTATGAATTGGAACCTGATCCGCTGGAAGATGTAGAAGTCGAAAGCGGAAAGAAGAAAAAAGATCACGAAGCTTCTGATGATTACGACGATGAGTCCGATGATCAAAGCGAAGAGCAAAATGATGGCGAAACTGACGAAGAGCGGGAACCAATTCGTGAGGCAAGACGAGAAGAGCGCAGACTCAAAAAAGAGTTAAAGAAACAGCGTGATTTATCGGCTCAAAACAAGATTAAAACCCTTGAACGCCACAATGAAGATTTGGCAAGACGATTAGCAGCAGTAGAATCCTCAGCCGCATCTTTCCAGTTTGCTCAAGTTGACAAAGCTATCGAAGATGAAGCTACTCGAGTTGAGTATGCCAAGATGAAATTGGTGCAAGCAGCGCAAGCAAATGATGCGAATGCCCAAGTCGAGTATCTTGAGCAGTTACAAGATGCAAAAACAAAATTAAACCAGATTCAAGCGTATAAGAAGCAACAGCTTGAACAAGTAAATCGACCAAAACAAAACGTTCCAAATGAGATTTCTACTGAAGTCCAAAGAAACGCCACACAATGGTTGAAAAGTAATAAATGGTACGACCCCAACGCAAAAGATACAGATAGTAGAATTGCTAAGGTTGTCGACCAAGATTTAGCTGCAGAAGGTTGGGATCCATCAGACCCAGAATATTGGGAAGAATTGGATAACCGATTATCTGCTCGTTTGCCACATCGGTATGCAGGAAAAAGTAATTCACCTATCAAAAGGGCTGGTCCTACAGCATCAAGTAGGACGGCAAACCCCGCTGGTAAGTCAGCAACAACAATTACTTTGAGTCGTGAGCGTGTACAAGCCATCAAAGACGCTGGTAAGTGGGATGATCCCGCAGCCAGAAGTAAAGCGATCAAAGCTTATGCGCAGTACGACAGAGACAACCGTAAAGGATAATTAAAATGGCAAACGCAAGAATTAAACGTGACTTAGATGATCGCTTGATTGATCGAGCAATTGAAGTCAAAGAAAGAGCTAATAATATTAGCGAAGATGATTTAGCACGTCGTGAACGCCTTGATGCGTTTAGAGACAAGTGGGCAAATAGTGCGTTGCCCGAACTTCCTGTGGGGATTATTCCAGGGATGCACTTGTGTTGGTTGTCAACAACCAATACTTACGACAGTATCGACAAACGAATGGCATTGGGTTATGAGCCAGTTAAAGCCGGAGAATTAGGAAAAGGCTTTGAAGGACTAGGTAAAATGAGCTCGGGCAAGTTTGAAGGCTGTGTTAGTTGTAACGAAATGGTACTTTTTAAATTACCAGAAGATATCTACCAAGAAGTAATGCGTATGCTTCACCTTGAGGATCCCCTCGAGCACCAGCGTAATATCACCGCTAACGTGCGTGATACAGCCCAAGGTAACAAGGGTGGGCGTTCTGTCTTGGAAGGTGGACTCTTAGAAATGGAAAAAGATACCGCAAGAGCGAATAATAAAAATGTTCGTTTTCAATAACATTCTTCAAAATAACAAAGGATAAATAGACTATGTCTACAGTATTTCAACCCTTTGGCATGAAGCCTGCGTATCACCCGAGCGGTCTTGACCGTTCTGTCCCATTTGCTGGTACTAACAGCTATGTGACTGGTGTGACATACACAGCGCCTTACAGCTTGAGCTCTGGTCAGACTTTTTACCAGTATCAACCTGTTGGCATCACTTCATCTGGCCAATTGACTATTGCAGCTACCGCTGCAGCAACGAGCCCTGTTTATGGCGTATTTGACGGTGTAGAATATACAACCGCTGAAGGTCGTCGTACATTGGGTAAATCAATCTCTAAGGCTTCCTTAGACGCTGCTTCCGCTATCGTATTTTGGATCTTCCAAGACCCAGAAATCGTATACGAAATCCAGTGCGGTGCTTCAGTAACTTCTGCAGCTATCGGTTCCGAGTACAACTTCTCCGCAACTTCTGGTTACACTACTGCTGATGGTTATACCATTGGTACAGGTGGTGCAGGTTTCTCCACAACAGCTATCGCTAACAGCGCAGTTGCTTCTGGTGCACAAGGCCAAGTTCGTGTAGTTGGTTTAGGTCGTGAAGTAGCATACCCAGCAGGTTCTTTGAACAACTGGGGTGATACATACACAATCGTTCAAGTACAAATCGCCAACAATACATTCCGCGCTCCTAAGGTCTCGGTCTAATTAACGAAAGAAAGGTAATAAGCTATGGCAACCCCAATGCGTAGTACAGACTTTCGTGCGGTAGTCGAACCGATTATCAACGAAGTCTTTGATGGTGTTTACGAACAACGTGCAGACGAATGGAAAGGCTTTGTAGAGCAGATCCAAGGTATCCCACGTAACTATCATGAAGAAGTAATGTTGTTTGGTATGAACGCAGCTCCTGCAATGCCTGACGGCACTCCAGTTAGCTACGATCAAGGTGGTACATTGTACATCACCCGTTTCATCTACCAAATCTATGGC